TTTTCTGAAATTTTTACTGTATGAATAATCGCTTCCGCATCATCTAATGAGGTAGCTGTATACGGAACGATTAATTCATCTGCTGGTACAAACTTAGATACTACTCTACCCATCGGTACATCGTAGTATACTTTTTTAAAAGTTGATCCAGCTAATGGTAAATGAAATAACATAGAATCAAATTCTGATTCATATTCTTTCATCTGATCCATTATTAAATAATTCATGTAATCTTTTACACGCTCGGACTGTTGTTCTGTTCCAGGATTTTTAATACCTATGATATTTGTTCTAACAGGACCATCTGCAGGTAATAGTTCTTTGTAAGCTTGTGCTTGAAACTGTGTGACTGCTTCTGCTAACACTGGGTGTGTTGCGCCACTTGCTCCTTGAAAAGGTTCTGTTCTGTTTTCGTATTTAAATCCTAATAAATCTAAACCAGTTGTATAAGAATTTTCCCAATCTTTTCTTGATGCTTTATAGTCCATGTAATTTTGAACCATCTCGTTTCCAATTGGTTCTAAATTTTCTTCTGGTAAAATATCTGCTAAGTTATCGAAATGATTTTCTGTGCCCGGTATGTTTATAGCCCCCGGTTCAAAGTCGATTGTTGCACCACCATCATCTTCTGGTACTACTTCAACTGGTCCTTTTTGTTCTGCTTCTTCTTCCTGAACACTAACTTCTTCTGCCATCTCTTCTTCTGAAGGAATGTCAAGTTTTGTACGAGTGTTAGGGAGTCCTTTGTCTATATCTGCCATTTAATACTCCTATCCTTTCTTAACACGATTTAATAGACCTTGCAACCCTTGTGAGTTTGGTCCTGATTCTGGTGGTGGGCCTGATCTATCGCCTGCTTGTTTTAAGATACCACCCCCTGCTTTGTTTCTTCTTATTCTATCGTAATAAGGTCCTGTCTTAGTTCTGAAATCAGATTCTTTTATATTTCTGTAAAAATCTAAATTCTTTGGTTCTTCAAAAACTTGCATGTTGTATGGATAGTTTCTTCTCTTCTTTGCCTCTGATATGTTTATCGAATCTACAATCCTGTCTTTCTTATCAAATAGATCCTCATCAAGAGCTTTCTTAATTACCTGATTTAAATCTGATGATATCTCATCAATCTCACCTGTCTCTTTCATCTGTTTCATTAATTTTGCATTTTCATCTATTATAGATTTTGCATCCGCTCTTACTTTCGATGGTTTTACTTTTACTATTTTACCTAATTTGTAACCCGCACGTCCTCCCTCTGCTAGTCCAAATAAACCTCCAGTTGTCTTGCCTGGTATGAATGTTGCATCTCTCGCTCCTGGTATATTGAATGCTGGATTAATAACAGATCTAAGATCTGCTAAACCTTCTTGTCTTCTTTCTTCAAATTTAGGAAACACTGTACCAAAAGCTGTAGGTAAAGTAGATTCTAATTTTTGAATGTTAGCTTCTTTTTCTGCTTGATTAAATAAATCTAAATCTTCTGCATATTTACCAGATGAAAAATATTCACTTAGCACATCTTCTTTCTTCATGCCTCCTGGTCTATCAACTGCTTCTAAACTTTGATTGAATGCAGTAAGTCTCTCTCGTGCATCTTTGAGATTTTGTTCTGCTCTCTGTCCTGAAGTGTCAGCCATCATCTGATCATCAGGTGACATAAAAGGTTCAGGTTGTCCTCTTGATTTTTGTAAAGCTTCTTGTTGTTGTCCAACGTCCATCGCTAACTGTGCTCCGGTATTGATCGTGTTCATCGCATCTAAAGCTTTTTTAATGCCACCTATCTGTTGATCATCATAACCAAGACCTTTAAATCTTTTGAACAATTCTTCTTGTGGATCTATCTGATAATCTTTACCTAAAGCATAGTTAAGTAAGTTATCACCAAACGCTTCTCTTAAAGTCTTACCAGATGTCAACATATCGTACCCAATCAAACCACCCTCAAAAGCAACGGTCGCTGCTATCGCTGCAGGGCCAAATATATTTCTTAATGCAAATGCACTCTTGAGTCCTGCACCTCCTTTTAAGATAAGTCCTGCAAGATCAACTTGTTGTTTGTTTTTAAATCCTTTTATTAAACCATTATCTAAAGCTTCCTTACCTATTTTTAAACAGGCTTCACTTCCTAAACTATAACCTATACGACCACCATCTGCTTTTAGATCTACAGCGCATTTATCAGTTACTGTTGAAGCAAGATTTAAAATAAGTTTATCTAATTCTTGTTTTGGAAATTTTTGTGCAGCTTTTAAACTAGCTTTTCTATTTTCTTCAAAAAAATAAGCGTCTTGTATTTTTGCTATTTCTTCAGGAGATGTCGCCTTAAGATTAGGATTTTTAGCTGCCATCTCCTCAGTAATTATTGGTTTATTTAAATATTGTTTTTGTAACTGAACTATTTCTTTTTCAGTTTTTCCTTTGTATATATCAAATGGATCAATAGTCAGTCTGTCGCCACCAAAAGTGCTTTCATCACTTAAAGTTACTTTTTTAAATCCTTGTGATTGAGAAGCTAATCTTATTAAAATATTATCTGCTTGCTCTAATAAATCTTTTTTTACTTTAGGAGATTTATTAGATTTTTTTATATTTTCTATTTTTGCGGATACAGTTCTAATCTTATCATCAAGATTTCCTTTTCTACTCATCAGCTCATTCACCTGACTAGGAGTGTAAGCTAATCGATCTCCAGTTATTAATTCTGTTCCAAATATATTTCCAGTATGTCCTAATTGTGCACCACTTCCTCTTGGTGCTGCAAAAGGATCATTTTTTTTAATACCACCTTTTGCTTCAATTGCTTCTAATCTTGGTTTTTGTAATTCACTTTTTGTTTTTGGTGGAAAAAGTTTTTTAGCATATTCGGTTGCAGTTCCAGTTTTAACTTGTGCCCGTTGTATCGATTCTATTTTTTCAGGAGTAAATTGACTTGTATCATAAATTAAAGTATTTTTATTGTAAGGATTTACTTTAGTGTTAATTCCATAATTACCAGCAAAATTAGCAGGATTTTTTCCTGAAATATTATTATCAGATAAAAATTGCACAAATTGTTTTTTAGTTAAATATCCTTTAGGGTATTTTTTAGTTTCTAATCCAAGAGTTGTATCTCCTCCTACTTTTGTAATTTTTTTATAATCAGCTAAATATTTAGCTGCTTGTTTTGCTGTTTTAAAAAATTTATATTTTTTTTCTTTAGGTGTTCTAATTGCAAACTTACCTTTATTTTTCCCTTGTTTAATTTCATAAGGTATTCCAAGTCTATCTGCCTCCTCTATTGTCATTTTTATTTTCTTATCAGCATACCCTTGCCTCGTGCCACCAAAACCTGGTTGCACCAACATACCACCACCGGCCATTGGATTACGTTTCACAAAATCATCGATCGCTTGTTTTTCTAATGCTCTTTCTGGTCTGTCTATTTTGTCTGCTGTTGTGACCTGTTCATCGTCGAAGAGATCCATCAACTCTATAATTTTATCCTGTAGGTCTTCCATTACTCACCTAACATTCTAGCGATACCGCCTGATGCATAGTCATCGTAACTAGGATCATAATCTCCTTGTCTTCTAATCACAGCATCGTTTTGAGCTTCGGGATCTTTTGTTATTCTTTTAGCTTTATCTTTTCTTTTTATATTTTGAACAAGTTCTTTCATGGTAGGTTTTTCACCTGTTGCATATGTTTTTAGTATGGATACATCCGAATCAAGATCTTTAATACTTGTGCCACCGACCTCATCTACATCTAAACTAAAATCATCAGGGCCATCTACTCTTCCAACTGGACCTGACTCTGCCACATCAAACTCTGCTGATGGTCTTGGATCTCCTTCATCAGGGTTAGGTTTTTTATATCGTAGTTGGACTGTGTCTTCAAATGTGTTTGCAGGACTATCATACTCAACCCTTACAGCACCTTCGTCAAGATCTTGTGTAACTGTTACAGTATTGTTATCATCAATTTTTTTCATGTGTACAATCTCTCTGTCTTTGGTTGCAAATCTTTTTGTAACATCATCTCCTTCAAGAATTACTTTGTTAACTAACTGATCAAACCATTCTGGTTTACCTGCAACATTATCTGTTTTAATTATTGGAACTTTAGTTACTGTTTTACCAATCTTAAATGGTTTAAAAATTTTACCAATAATAGGTATAGACATTGCACCACCTAATAATTTTAAAAACGTTCTTCTGTTCATACCGTCTTTAAAACCAAGACGCATGATACCACCATCTGCATTTGGTTTACGGATCATGTCATCGGTTACTTCTAGGTCTCTTAGTTTTCCCATCTCTTCTGATCTTTTGATCATTTCAATTTTACCTTTATAGTCTCGGCCACTGCCTAGTCTAATCAGTTCTCCAACTAAACCTTCTGAGCCATCACTACCTCTAATAAAATCTTCTATCGCTTCATCATCCATGTGTGGTAAAAATTTTTGTAGATACATTTTTAAACCTTCTTTGTCTCTCTTTCTGTACATGTCGACAACTTCTAACAGGCCCTGATACATCTCAGGGTCTCTTGTTGCCATCTCTTTAAACTTTTCTTTTCCAAATACTTTTTGTAAAAATTTAAAACCTGTACCACTTGCAAAACCAATACGTCCACCGTCTGCTTTTTCTTCTGGGTCATCGTCTAGTTTTGGTTTGTTTTTAAATCTTTGTTTTGATAAACCTGTGTATGCTTGATCGTACAAATCTAATCTTTGTTTCGTAGGTAGATCATCGTAAACTAATCCCATTCGCTCTGCTAAATTTTCTGCTACGATTTCTGCATCATATTTAATATCATCTGCAAATCCTGGTGATGCATCGTCTATTGCATCCTCTAACATTTTTCTATTTTTCATTGCAGCGATATTCTTTTTGTTCTCTGCAACAATCATATTTTTTAATGACTCTTCTGATGATTGCACTGGCGCTGCAATATCATCTGCACCACCTCTGCTTCCTGGTGGTGGCATATCATCAACTGCTTGACCACCCATGATCTTAGATCCTGGTGGTATTTCTTTACCTGTAGTCATTTCAAATATTTTTGCTGACTCTGCGTTTCTGATTCCTGATTGTGTTGTTTGTTTACTAGCAGCTTCTATTTGATTTAAAATAGTTTTTAATTGTGCTTCACTAGTAATGGCTCTTGGATCAATACCATTACGCATCAATAGATCAGCCGTAATGTTTTCTAAAAGCTCTACTTTTTGTGGATCTCGTAGTGTGATCATGATGCCGTCGTCAGAACGACCAGCAGCTTGTTTAGCTAAAAAATTTCTGATAATTTTATTTATCATTAATAATAATTCCTTTTAGTTTTATTGACTTGCTCGTCAACGTAGTCTTCAGGGTGTTGTATTAACCCACCTTGTCTGAATCGCATGATGGCTTGTGTGGTTGAGTCCACTAAATCATCATGGTCGCCGTAGGGAAATGCTGCGCATTCTTCCATGACATCGTCTGCGAATTTCTGCTCCGGACACCATATCATACCAGATTCAAACAAAGGTGCAACAGAATTAACACGAGCGTGCTTGTCGTTTCCTTTGCTAGGTGTGAAGTTTACTACAGGTATATCCATGTTCCTTAGTTCGTATGTTAGTGGTAGACCTGATGCTTTTGCCTCAATAATCACAGATTCAGGTTGCCAATAATTATATTGTTCTAATGCAAGTCTACGTAATTCTGGAAACTCATAACGTCCTTTGACTGCATCAAGTAACATTAGATTAGCAGGTTCGTCTTCTGATGGATAGAATACACCCCATGTAGTTATCGCTGAATAGTCTGCTGTTTCTTTTTTAAGAAAAGCTGTATCATAAGATTGTATCACATGATGTAATGTGGGTATCCAATCGTTTGGCCATATCCTCCACCATTCACGTTTTAATATTGCACCTTCTTCAGCTGTTGGATTCTGCATCCACTGTGCATTCCATTTGCCCGTGGGCAGTGTTGCTTGGACCTTCTCAAGCTCATCTAGCTTCCAATACTCTGGCCAGACTGGTTTTGCTTTACTTGATCCGTGGTCCATGATTGCCGGAAACTCGACCACGTGCCACTGATCAGCTTTTGCTTCTTTTTGATTGTTAATTAATTTTGCTGTTAAATCTTTGTTAGACCATCTTGTCATAACCAAAACAATTTTACCACCAGGCTGTAGACGCTGACGTGGACCTGACGTGTACCATTCGTACGCTGACTCTAAAGCTGTAGGTGATAGTGCATCTTGCTCTGAGTGCGGGTCGTCAATGATTAATAAGTCAGCACCCCGGCCAGTGATAGCACCGCCTACTCCAGCTGCAAAGTATTCTCCGCCTTGTGCTGTTTCCCACCTACCAGCGGCCTTGCTATCTTCTTGTAGAGTTGTTTTAAAAATTTTTGCATAAT